CCTCTACAGTTCAAGGCGGCGGTGGCGGTGGTGGCTTGCTTGGCGCTGGCAGTCACCCCAATAGCACAAACGGCGGAACCGGCGGTAACGGCGGTGGCGGTGGCGGCGGTTCTCGCGATGCTACTAGTGGCGCTGGTGGAAGTGGATTTGCTGCAATTCGGTTTTATTTCTGAGGATTAAACAATGGGACTTTATGCAGTAATAAAAGGCGACATTGTTGATGGCATCGCCATAGCCGATGCTCCACTTGATACAGATGGTATGTGGATTTGCGTCGATAGCGTTGAACCAAAACCTGCAAGCGGGTGGAGATATTCAAGCGGCGTATTTTCGCCTCCGCCTCTGCCTCCTCCATTGCCCAATATTATTTCTAAGTTGGCAATGATTGACCGCTTTACTGAGGCTGAATACGAAGGTGTTCTGGCTGCGGCTAAGTCAGATGTTCAAGTGCAGGGTTGGTTAGATAGATTTGCTTCGGCAAATAAAATTGATCTTGATAATTCCCGCACTATTGACGGCATTAACTTGCTTGTCTCTAAAAACTTGTTGACGCAAGATCGGGCAAATACGATTTTGACTGCACCTGTTCAGGGTGGTGAGCGAGTTGCGTGAATTTAATACCCGTATTTCCAACGGCTGTTGCTAAATTTGAACTTGGACGGGATTTCACCGCCGAGGAATTGGCGTTTGTAAATTCGCAGCCGACCTTTAAAAACATGGGCAATACAACAAGCGACGACACTTATGTATTGGCTCAGGAGGCAATGGCAGATCTCAAGGCATTTATAGAAGCAAGCGTGGCCAAGTATTTACTTGGCATCCATGATCCAAAAGAGGGTGTGTCTCTGCGTTTAACGCAATCTTGGCTTAATTACACTAAGCCCGGTGAATATCATCACAAACATGAGCATCCTAATTCGTTTGTGTCAGGCGTTTTGTATATAAATGCCAATCGTGAGAGCGATAAAATTTATTTTTACAAAAACGTATATCAGCAAATTATATTGCCAGTTAAAAACTATAACGCATTTAATAGCATTTCATGGTGGATTCCAGTTAACTCTGGCGAGTTAATACTTTTCCCTTCTAGCCTTACTCACATGGTTGAAACAGTAGAAGGAAGTGATACTCGGATATCACTATCTTTTAATACTTTCCCGATTGGCAATATTGGGGAAGACAAATCGTTAACGGCTCTCCATGTTTAATACTCAACTAAAAGATTATGTTGCAAAGTACTCGGGGTTTTTTGACGAGTCATTTTGCAATGAAATAACCAAAAGTCTTTCAACTATTAGTTGGGATTTGCATGGTTATTACAATTCAAAAACAAAAGAAATAGAGTCATTTGATCACGAACTTTCTGTTTCAAAAGAACAAGTTCCGCTAAAAGCGCAACTTGACGAGCAAATCTGGAAAATTATTGAACAGTACGTGCTCAAAGACATGTCGTATATGAAAGATTGGTTTTGCGGATGGACCGGATATTCTTTATCAAGGTTCAATCGCTACAACGAATCAACAAAAATGAAATTGCACTGCGATCACATTTATACGTTATTTGATGGCAATCAAAAAGGCGTTCCAATTTTGACCGTGCTTGGTTCTTTAAATAACGATTATGAAGGCGGCGAATTCATTCTGTGCGGTGAGCATGTTGAACTGAAGGCGGGACAAGTCTTGGTATTTCCAAGCAACTTTCTTTACCCGCACGAAGTCAAGCCGGTGAAATCTGGAACTAGGTACAGTTTTGTATCGTGGGTGTGGTAAAAAATGGAAATCGCAATAAAATTGACCGTTGACGAAGTAAATTCAATTTTGACCTTTTTGGGGCAAATGCCGAATTCTTCTGGTACGTACCCGCTTCTTTTAAAAATTAAGGAGCAGGGCATGGAGCAGATTAAACTTCAGTCGCCACCGATTGAGATTGCAGTCGAGTAACTATGGCCGCCGCAACGAATCCACTTACCTACAACGACTATGTCTCTCAGATAGCGACACTGGCCGTTGTTAACACCACTACGTCAGCAGGCGTAGTGGTGGGCGTGGACGCGGATTTCAACACTTTAATCCCCCAGATGTTGAACTACGCCGAGTTGCGTATTCAACGTGATTTGGATTTGCTGCCGTCGCAGACTAGTCTTAATTACAACATAACAATCGGCACTAACTTGTTGCAGTTGCCGGTGGATGACTTTGTGACTATCCAAACAATCGCGGTTGTCGATGGAACGGCTCGCACTCCGATGGTTCCGGTCACCAAAGAGTGGCTGCAGAACCTCTATAACGACTCGTCGTATGCCGCCAAGCCGCAGTATTTCGCCATGCTCGGTGGCGATCAGGCCAGCGGCGGCAATACGTTCAACAACATCATTTTCGGCCCGTACTCGAATAACAATTACAGCGTAGTTGTGAACGGCACGATCCGACTCCCGAGTCTGTATAAGTTTGCTACGACTCTGTCTGCAGCGTCGGGCCGCATTTGTTGAGGAGGCGAGAAAGAAGTTTGAGGCATCGGCGTGGTCGTCGATGGGACCGTCTGTGGCCGCTACCCCAACGAGGTAGCCCATGCCACACGCCTCCGTCAAACTCAAACCCGGAGTTGATCAAAACGAAACGCCGGCCCTTAACGAGGCGGGTATTTCGTTTTCTAACCTCATTCGCTTTATTTACGATCGCGAAGGGCTTGGCCTCATCCAGAAATTAGGTGGATGGACCAAGTTTTACGACAACACAATCGACGCTATCGTGCGCGCTCTCTGGGCGTGGCAAGACACCAACAACAAGTCTCACCTTGCCGTTGGTACAGAGAACATCACGGGCCTTGGATACGCTGAATTAACTGTCATCACCAATGGCGCTCAGGTTGATATTTCGCCGCGCACCGGCACGACTGATATTTCGCCTGTGTTTGATACGACTGCGGGCAGCGCGGTTGTTCGGATCACCGATAGCGTCAACCAAGACATCACTGAGTTTGACTCGGTTTACATTCAAACTCATGTTGCTGTCGGCGGACTGATCCTGTTTGGAAACTATCGAACCTACCCTGTTAGTTCGACGGAATACGAGATCATTGCCCGGGACATTTTTGGCAATCCTCAACTGGCGCCATCAACCTCGGCGTTGCCTGTTGTAGCCGAGTTTGACGTCATTGCCGGCCAGTCACCTGTTCGGTAACTACATCGTGCAGGCGGTTCCAAGTACTAGCACGTTTGAGATTTTTGCCACTACCTTGCCGTCGTCAACAGCCAACGCGTTTATCAACGGCGGTGATGTTCGATTTGCATATGCATTCGGTGTTGGCCCGACGCTTCTTGGCTACGGCTACGGCGGCAGCGGATACGGCTCTGGTGGCTACGGCACCGGTACTAGCACGGCTTCGGTCGGCCTGCCGTTCGAGGCCACCGACTGGACGCTGGACAACTGGGGCGAAACCCTCATCGCTTGCCCGGTCAACGGCACTCTGTATCAGCCGATCGTAGAGTGGAACCCGACTGCCGGCGCCGGCACAGCAAACGTTATCCCTGAGGCCCCAACGATTAATGACGGCATTTTTGTGGCCATGCCACAGCGTCAAATAATTGCGTGGGGATCGACGTTTACCGGCATTCAAGACCCGCTGTTGATTCGTTGGTGCGATGTCAACAACTACAACAGTTGGATCGGCACGGTTACCAACCAAGCCGGCTCGTACCGCATCCCGAAAGGTTCGCGCATTGTCGGCTGCATTCAGGGTCCGCAGCAGGGTCTGGTATGGACCGATCTTGCCTGCTGGGCGATGCAGTACGTTGGGCCGCCGTTCGTATACTCGTTCAACGAGATCGGTACGGGCTGTGGCCTGATCGCTCGTAAGGCCGCGGCATCAATCGCCGGCAACGTGTACTGGATGGGCCCGTCGCAGTTCTACAAACTCTCTGGCGAGGGCGTGACGCCGGTCGCCTGCCCTGTCTGGGACGTGATCTTCCAAGATCTTGACCAGACCAAACTCGACAAGATTCGAGTCGCCGTGAACTCTCGTTTTGGCGAGATTACGTGGTTCTATCCGACCATGAGCAACGGCGGCGAGATCAACGCCTACGTCAAGTACAACGTGTTCCTGCAGCAGTGGGACTTTGGCAACATGGCCCGTTCGGCATGGATCGATCAGTCTGTGCTGGGCCCGCCGATCGGCGCAGATCCAAACACGCTGTACATCTATCAGCACGAAACATCGACGGATGCTGACGGGCAGGCAATGTTGTCAAGTTTCCAGACCGGTTATTTCACGATGACGAACGCCGATGTGAAGATGTTCGTCGATCAAGTGTGGCCGGATATGAAGTGGGGCTATTACGAAGGCTCGCAAAATGCGACCGTAAATCTCACGTTCTTGACGACTGACTATGCTGGCCAAACGCCGCAAACGTATGGCCCATATCCGCTGACTCAGAATACGACGTTCATTTCACCGCGATTCCGAGGCCGTCTCGTATCGATTAAACTCGATAGCAACGACGTCGGTAGTTTCTGGCGTATTGGTAATATCCGTTATCGAGTTAAAGAAGACGGTAAATTCTGATGACTGTCTCACTATCAGACATACTTTCAACCCAGAAGAATGGCGTTATCGCCATCAACAATCTGGCCACGTATACGAGCAGCATTGCTGACTCGACTGGCGTTCTGTCTGGCACCGACCAACTGGCTCCGCCGACTGGTGGCACCACCGGGTATGTGACGATCTATACGGCGCCGGCTGGCGTTGTCGGTCGTATTGCCGAGATCGATATCTGCAACGGTAACGCTACCGATGCCACTTTTTATATCCATTTGATCCCCACTGGCGGCACGGCCAGCACCTCAAATGCCCTGTTCTACAACGCGCCGATTAACGGTA